GCTACTTCCTGAAGAATTCGTCATGAAACAATCTAAGTATGTATACGACCCCTGCGGTGGGGCTCAGGATATCATTGGGTATACTCCTGACAAGTGGCGGCGGGATATGATGGAAGACTTCATCAAATATAAGTTTATTGCTTTGAGTACGGGCACAGGTGTCGGGAAGACTTGTGCTTTGTCCATCCTAATCTGGTTCTTCCTCTCAACCAGACCCTTCCCGAAAGTTCCGTGCACCGCTCCCACAGGACATCAGCTCTTCGATGTCCTGTGGGCGGAACTTGCAAAGTGGCAGCGGCAATCAAAACTCCTGCGTGAATCGTTTCGATGGACACAGAAGAAGATCACATTTAATGGTCATGAGGAAGAATGGTTTGCAGTAGCACGTACCTCACGTCCACAACCCGGCAAAATTTCCACAGAAGCTCTCCAGGGCTTCCATGCAGACCATCTGTTATTCGTCGTCGATGAGGCAAGTGGAGTGCCTGATCAGATCATGAATGCCGTTGATGGTGCAATAACGACCCCCGGCGCATACGTTGTCCTTACATCAAATCCCACTCGCCGTTCTGGCTATCATTTCCGTACAATCACTGATAAGCGTCTGAATGTTGAACACGGCGGATCTTTTAAGGTACGTCACGTCAGTTGCGAGCAGGCTGCAGAAAACACGGAACGTAAAGAACACGCAGAGGGCCTCCGTATACATATACGCAGGGCGATTGAAATTTATGGTCATGCATCTGATTTCTACCGTGTTAAGGTTTTAGGGTTGCCTCCCTTGGCTGAAGCGGCTGCCCTAATCACCCCCGAGCAGGTTTACGAGGCACATCTTCGGGAAGTCCCTGATTCTGGGCAGATCTTCCTTTCTTGTGATCCTGCTCGGTACGGTGATGATGACACTATGTTTTATGTCAGGAAGGGGTGGAAAATTGTTGATCGTAAACGGGTTCAAGGTATGGACACCATGCAAGTCACGAAGGTCGGCATGGACCTCGTCGAAGAGTACAAACCTGATTACTACTGTATTGACGTTATCGGTATTGGCTCAGGCGTCTTCGACAGAACGAAAGAACTCTACCACGAAAAAGACCTCCCGACCAGTGGCTTAATGCCTGTTCATGTAGGAGAAAAACCTCATGAAGAAGATAAATATTATAATTTACGAGCTGAGATTTTTTGGAATCTTCGTGCTTTCATCAACCTTGTAAGTATACCTTTTGATTCTGAGATGCTCGACGAAGAACTCACTACCATCAAGTATGGATGGGATCAAAAAGACTCCAAAATTAAACTCCAGAGCAAAGACGACATCAAGAAAGAGTTAGGAAGGAGTCCAAATGACGCAGACGCCTTCGCCATCAATTTCTACCCCCTCATCTTCCAGCCAATCAAGGTCAGTGAACAATACTTTGGACCAGGAACCACAGTTGAGAAGAAGAATGAGATTATTGATAAAACCAAGCATCAACCTCATTTGGGAACCCAAACGAAAGATATATTCTTTGGTAAAGTAGCTCCCGACACCGGCGGTTTGGAGAAGGTGCCTGAAGGAGAGGGTGGAAGGTTTGGAGCTGGATTTGGTGTTGTTGGTGCGGGCCGGTATCGTGATATAAAAAGGAATCAGTTTTAGTTTTTATGTATACAAAATAGAAAGTCAGAATACGGAGTCCGTAATTTGACTCCTTAACGTGCCAGCAGGAGGAAACAAAAAGTCATGGGAATTCTTAAATTCTATCAAAAGGTTGTAGCTCGTGGTGGCATCCAGGGGGACATCATTGGTGACGCAGGTTCTATCGGCACAGCAGAGCTTGCTAATCTTGCTGTTACTAATCCCAAGTTAGCTGTTGATGCTGTTGAAACTACAGAGATCAAAGATCTGAACGTCACAGCTGCGAAACTAGCTGCAGATGCTGCCGAGACCGCGAAGATTAAAGACCTCAATGTCACCGAAGCAAAACTCGCACTCGCATCCCTTACCGGCCTTATTGCTGCACTTGTCGTAGATGCCAACGTAATTGGTGGTTTGATGGTTGTGCATCGAATCGCATTAGCCTCCGGCGCAGATGCGGATGTTGACGTTGCCTTGACACACAAAACTCGTATCATTGACGCCGTGTTCACATTGAAGGGCGCGGGGACCACAGGTTCAATCATCACAGTCAAGAATGTAACAACCGCGATGAGTGATGTGATTGATGTAGCAGCTGGTGGAAACAACGGCGTTTTCAGACCATCCACCATGGATGATGCACAGATTGAAATCGCCGCAGCTGCAAACCTTCGTGTTTCATATGCAAGCACCAGCGCGGACTTTCCTGGGGCTGAGGGTTACATCATTGGAATGAGAGTTGCATAGCGCTTATGAAGTTGAATAGAAGATCCTTTTGGGGACTGTTTGCAGGCTTAGTCACAGCACCGTTCCTGTCAAAATCGATCCCAACATACAACAATGACGAATGGGTATACCATCCATTGAGACGGGAGCACCAAGATGTATTGCTTCGCTCTTTAGGAACAAGCTCTAAGCGTTGGTCAAGTATTTATTCCACGAACTATACCCCACACACTTCTGCTGCTTGTAAAGAACGTTGTATGTTTGATCGTGGAACATCGCAACAGTATCTTGATGCTGAGCGTAGACATTTCTTTGGCCTTGATCTTGAGAAAGGATCTTCCTAAGGTGTGCGCCGTGATTGTCAAAAAGAGTGTAGTTGCACTCCTCGACGTAACTGTATCTCCCATGATGCTACCTCAGACTGTGTTTAACGGAAGATCCTCCAGTTTGGGCACAGTCTCGGTTTAACGCGGCGCACTTTGTTTCGGTAAGATGGAATGGGCAGAGATAATCAATTCGATACCTTACGGCAAGGCCGGTATGATAATCGGCTTTGTACTGGTTCTCCTTATCGTCATTTTCTGGTTCCAAGACCGTCTGACCAAGAGAGTGTTTGATTACCTGACTAAATTAATTGGTAAAGATAAGAGTAAAGATTAAGAATTAAGAATGTCAACATCACCATTAATATTCCCACAAAAAAGTGGACCAGCTGGTGACTTTATAGAGATCGGTAGATCCGGCCTCAAGCACTTTGGTGGGCTAGTACAGCAAGAATTCCTAACGACCCTTCGAGGGCGGCAAGGGATCGCTGTATTTAGAGAGATGCGTGATAACGACCCAGTTATAGGCGCGTCGTTCACAATCTTGGAACAAACCATCCGTAAGGCGAGCTGGTTCATAGAACTTAAAGAAAACACTCAGGAGCAAGCTCGGGCCGGTCAGCACCTAAAAGAGTGTGTTGAAGACATGAGCCATACATGGGACGAGATGATCACTGAGACCCTCTCAATGTTTTGTTTTGGGTGGGCTTGGATGGAAATCGTTTATAAGATGAGAAAAGGTGATGTAAAAGATCCGAAGCGCAGAAGTAAATTTAATGATGGTAAAATCGGATGGCGAAAGATCGCACTTCGTATGCAGACCTCTTTCTATAGGTGGGATATTGATCGAGATGGTGGAATCCAGGGAATGATTCAAAATCCTGCACCTGAATTCAAATTCCATAACATTCCTATTAGCAAATCGCTATTGTTTCGGACAAAGAAAGATGGTAACAATCCCGAGGGACGCTCTCTTATACGAAATGCTTATCGGCCCTGGTTCATAAAGAAAAACATAGAAGAGATTGAGGCCATTGGTATCGAGAGAGACTTAATCGGACTGCCAGTAATTAAGCCTCCAGAGGGTTTTAATATTGACAGCAAAGAAAACGCCGGTGTCGCAGCCAAAGTCCAAAGTTTACTTTATGCTCTGAGAAGGGACGAACAAGATGGTATTTTTCTACCTCCTGGATGGGAAATCGAAGTGTTGGGTGCAGGTCGAGCCACAAGAAGACAATTCGACATCGATAAGGTTATTGGCAGATACGATAAACGAATTGCGATGTCCACCCTCACCCAAGCAATCATGCTGGGTGCAGACCGTGTCGGATCTTTCGCACTTAGCCGTACTCAGGTCGATGATTTCTTCTTAGTAGCTGCACAAGGTTATCTCTTATCCATCGTAGAGACTATCAATCGGTTTGCAGTTCCTGAACTTTTTAAGCGGAACCCCGAATTTGCACCCCTGGTCGCCGAAGGCAAGCACCCAATATTCGTCCCTGGTAAGATAAGCGGACCAAGTTTGACAGAGGTTGGTGAATACATTAAGAACGTAAGTGATGCTGGCTTTGATCTTGGTGGAGATGAGATTACAACTGAATTGAAAAGAATTGGAGAATTCAAAGAGACTGAAAATAAAAGAACTCGCATTGCAATTAGGGAGCCTGAGAATAGTGGGAATGGTAATAAGAGTGGAGCACGGGCCGGTAAGCTCGATGAGAAGCCGGTCAACCCTAATTTTCTCCCTGCACCGAAAACGCCCACCGCACAGCCCAAGCCAAAAGCGGCTGCAAAGAAAGAGGAGACTAACTGATGCCAGTTGCGACCATCGTTGGTTCTGAGACACATCCAAGTCCAACATTGTCATTCCATGGTACAATGCCGGATCTCCTTACAACAATCAACACCTATGTTAGTGTTGGCAAATTGAAAAGTGTCTTCTCTAAAACGACTCACTTTCGGTTTAAAGCAGTAACAAACGATCTAGACGTTAAAATCCTCGCGAGCATTGATGGTGGCGTCACGTTTCCTATTGAAGAGGTAGCTGAGTTCCAGGTTACTGTTGGGACCGATCTATCTAAGACTGTCTCAACCTACTACACTGATCTAGAAGTCCAAGTGAAACCCGCCGTAAACGATGCAGATGGAACTCTCTCAACTAACTTTGCAGGGGCGAATTTCTAATGGACCATCTTACTAAAGCACGAGAGGCCATTTTTTCGTGGTTAGCGGGTGCTGTGACTCTTGAGGACAGCGTAAATGAAGACTTCACCCTCGATCACTCTGAGATCCGAAAAGCTCTCATCGAAACTGAAAGGTTCCCAAAATACTATGCTGTCAAAGAAAACATCATCATCAACCTTGGATTCAACATTGCTGAGACTGACCTCGGGATTGAACGCGGTGAGCATGATCTTGTGGGCAGGTACGGTTTATTTATCGTCAGGACCCATTCCGACGGTCGTCCGTCTTTCGACTTTGAACTTCTTGACGATGGAACTTCAACCTCAGAGGCTCAAGACCAGGCCGTAACCCTCGTAGAGAACGCAAAAAACAATGTCATCAATGTGAGAGTAGGAATCGGTGTCGCTTGGACTTTTGCATCACGCCCGGTCTTTAAAGGCACCATAGCATTTTTCAGGGTTGCAAGAGGGGTTGAAGGATTCACTGAGGAGAAACAATTCGATGAACTCGAAAAAGCAAGTACTGTTGCCCAATCAATCCTCTTCCCAAAAAACAAGTTCTCCGTCAGTGAAGCAAGAGAATGGCTCAAGTCGCATGATAAAACAGCCGGGAAGGTTGACTCTCCCGCAAATTTTCATAGATTCCGGCAGTTTGACCCAAGCAGATGCGAGTCGTCTATTAAAACAATATCGTTTGGTGGTAGTGGAATAAAGGCGACCGTCTGCCAACTAAAGAAGACGCAACCGGGTGCTCAGGAGGTAAGTGAACCCGGCTTCGTTAAGGGTAAAGGAAAGAAGAAGAAGAAAAGGAACACACAGGCTGTGTCTTATAAGTTTGACGTCGACATTCACAAAGCAGACATAGACAAAGGTCTCATCTATGGTGTAGTATATGAGCCGTTCAAAAAAGACAGTCATGGTGATCACACGAGCCCGGAAGAGATCGAGAATGCAGCTCACAACTTCTTGCCCCGGTCTATGATGAACATCGACCACAAAAATAACAGTCCTGAAGTTGAGGTCGTTGAATCATTTATCGCACCGTGTAACTTCACCTACAAAGCAAATGGTGCTGGAGGCGGTGAGAGTATGGACGGTGAACGGGTTATGAAGGGAGCTTGGGTCCTCGTTACGAAGGTATTAGACGATAAGTTGCTTGAGAGTATTCGGAATGGCGAGCGTACTGGATATAGTCTTGAGGGAACGGCTCAGAAGGTCTAAGCGTAATGAATGTCTTCGTTCTTGGGACGGGACGCTGTGGGAGCAGCACAACCGCCAAAGTATTGCACACGCGCCTTAATGTTCCGATGGGCCAACGTTTCAAAAAGCCTGACGAAAACAACCCAGACGGCACATTTGAAGACTTGGACTTCGTTGAAGCTAACCGTGCAGTTCTGAATGGATTTATCAACTTCCCTGATTGGTTATCAATCGTTTCTAAACGGAGTGAGGAAAGATCAGGTTCATGGGGATTAAAAGATCCAAGGCTCTGTTATCTGCTTCCCTATTATCTGGCTTTAAGGCCGGATGCGAGGCTGATTGTTTGCCGAAGAAACTCGGAGACTGTAGTGAGTAGTTGGTTGCGGTGCTATGGAGGCATTAAAGAGACAATCGAAACTGAGATTGAAAGACGCAAAATCTTTTTGGGTGCGTTCTTGAAAGATAGAAATTTCATCACACTTGATTTCAACGAACCACGTTCAGAGGATTGGATTGAGGAACAGTTGGTAGTATGAAATTCATCATCGTTACGATTCGCAGAGATACAACTCCAGGTTTGCCTACAATGCGCTATCCAGCTATCTATGATGCTAATGAGGTTGAGTCTGACAAATTAGGATCGATAATTCTTAATGGAGAAATGTCGATTATGGGGGCAAACAGTTCAGAGGGTCTACTCTGTGTGTCTGATGTGTTAGCCACGAAATATGTTGCTGATAGTGATGTGAGGATCGCTACTGATGCAGAAGCGGATCTCTGGCTCTCAACCAACAAACAGGAATTGGCAAAGCCAACGGAAGAAGTCACAGATGCAGCTCGGTTGGAAGGAATACGAGTAAAAACTGATGCCGGAACAGCCCTAAGCACATCAGATAACGATGCACTCAATCCAAAAAATCCAGAACCTGGGATCAATGAGCGAAAGACTACTGTTGCAGAATTTTATCCTAATCGGTTGACAACTGGCCGGTAGATGATCTTTATTGCCATTCCGAATATGCGATGGATCTGCACGCCACTGGCTAGAACGCGAACTTACTGGGAAAAGAATTATCCAGTCAGGGTGTTTGACCCTGAAATGTTGAAGCCTATTGGATATGCGAGGAATGTATGCGTTGATAAGTTCTTAAAGACTCAAGCGACTCATTTCTTCCTGGTTGATGCTGATGTGGCTCCTCCCGAAGATACGCTGGAGAAATTACTCAAAGCCGACGTAGACGTTATAGCAGCCAGAGTGAATGTGATGAAATTGGATGGCGATGGAACAATAAAACCTATCCACATACTTTGCAGGAGAAACAAAGAGAATGATCTCAAGGTCTACTTTGGACAGGGTGTAGAGAGAGTTGATCGGGCTGGATTTGCTTGTGTGCTATTCAAGAGGTCAGTTTTTGAGCAGATAGCTTGTCCCTGGTTTGAGAGTAAGGATTGGGGAGCAGTGAGGGGTACAGATTTCGGCTTCTGTGAGAAGTTAGAAAAGGTCGGTATTCCAGTGCATGGGCATTTTGATACGAATTGTCAACAATTAATTGAGACTTATATTTAAATGCCTAATTTTTTAAGCTCCGACGATACAGGAAAGCATTATCAACATAGTGGGTTCAGTTCCACGATAAGCGATAGTTACGTTCCAACCTATGCTAGTCCAGCGGATATAGGGTGGGACGGAACCAATCTTATTGGTGGTGCTGCTGGAACCGTCGATAAGCATCATAAACACAGTGGATTTACTTCTACAGTAACTGATAGTTATGCCACTCCAGATAGCAGCACGCGCGGGCTCACATGGGATGGAAGTAATTCAATATCCACTGACGATTCAGTTGATAAACATTATCTTCATAGTGGATTCACTTCTACGATTAGTGACAGTTACTCCAGTCCGTCAGCTCAACCTCGGGGAATAACTTGGGATGTCGGAGGCACTGATGTACTTTCTTCCGACATGAGCGCCGACAAGTATTATCGGCACAGCGGATTTAGTTCCACGATAAGTGATAGTTTTGCTACTGCCAATGTCGCTTCACGCGGTGTGACCTGGGATGGAACTGATTTCTATGATGTGGACAGCAGCGGAGATAAACATCGCCACCATACTGGGTTTACTTCTACGATAGCCGATAGCCATACCTCTCCAGCCGTAGACACGGTAGGTTGTTCATGGGACGGACGGTTTGCTACTCTTGCCCTAGAACAAGAAGGGTTCCGGTGGCGTAATGATGATGGGAGTGAGTCAGCGGCAACATGGCGGCAGAATCAGGATGTAGTGGATAGCATTGCAAAGAATCTCAACATTAGGCTTCGTGCGCTTGTAAATGCAACTGCCGATCCGGCTTCTGAGACCTATCAAATTGAGTACAAAGAAACAGGCGATGCAGCTGCAGAGTATAGAAAGATTGAGTTAACTTAAAATGGCACAAGTAGCAGTAACAGATACTTCAATTGGAGATGCTGACGCTTCAACTATTGATGTAACTCACATTGTTGGCTCTGGAGACGTGTTGATTGTGATGGTTATGCTGGAGGTTACAGACGATGCTAAGGAAGTTTCTGGTATCAATTGGGATGATGGTGGTGGTGATGAGGCTGCTCTCGTAGTTGGTTTAACAGCCTTAAATCCTGGTTCTTCCAAGTTAAGAATAGAGTGTTGGGTACTTACTAATCCAGTAGCTAAGACAGCAACGGTTCAAGTCACTCTTGAGTCCGCACAAAAAGCTGGTGTGACTTGTATTTCAGTATCTAATGTAGATACTACGACACCACTCAAGAATTTACAAACACAGGATAATTCGTCAGCTAATAGCGGTGATGTAAGTGTTAGTCAAAATGCCGATGATCTATGCCTTGTCGTTGCTGGACATTTTACTTCGGCTGGAGGAATTGCCCCTGCCAGTAGTGAGAATGAACTTGAGGATTTTGCTGTACAGGGTACTTTTAAAATGTGGGCAGCAGAAGAGGATGGAGATGGCAGCACACTTTTATCTTGGACGGCTGGTGGAGGTAATAAAGAGAGTGCGACTTATGGCTTTGCAGTTGCTACGGGTGCGGCTCCAACTATAGCACCTCCTATTAGACATCCAATGGAAGCTTATAAACATAATTTAATTAGGTAAAATTATTATGGGACGACTTTATTCAGTATCTTTCACCGAGATAGCAGTCGCTGCACAACAAGACCTATTTCAACTTGAGTCATTAATTGTTCCTTCTATTTTGCACGCAGTTTTCCTTAGCCAGTCCACCGATTTAGGTGACGCTGCTGCAGAGGGCTTGTCTATCAAAATTGCCCGCGTGACTGATGCAGTTAGCAATGTCACTGCTGAGGTTCCACTTGATGGAGGCGATGCTGTTGCCACAGCAAATATTAATGTGAACCAAACAACAGAGTTAGTCGCTGGCATCACTATCATTCATTCTGAAGCGTGGAACATCGCACTTCCATTCGTCTACTTGCCTCCACCTGAATTAAGACCTACTATAAAGATTAGCGATACTTTGGTAGTTAATTTAAACAAAACTCCTATTGATACTATGGATATGAGTGGTACATTATACTTTGAGCAAATTGGTAACTAAACTTGAGCTTTGGTGTATATCGGCAGCCTTGGCGTTACTCACAGTTCATACGGCGAATAAGCCCGCTCATCAAAGGGCCGTTAATTCCAACAGTTACCGATGTAGAAACTGATGAAGACTATGATGATGAAGATACAGCAGTTACAATCACCGGAACGAATTTTGAAGCCTCTCAAGGAACTGGCAAAGTCGAAATGGGAGACAACAGTGACTATGCCACAGCAGTCAAGGTTGAGCAGACAGTTACAAGCTGGGCAGATACAGCCATTGATTTCACAGCAGATCTTGGGGCACAGAGCCCTGGTGGAAAGTGGATCTTTGTTACTAATAACAGCAGCAACAAAAACGATCCCGGCTTTGCAGTCACGGTTCATCGAGCTCAGGCATTTAAAATGTCTGCTAGTGCAAACATTGCTGCAAGTGGTGAAGCGACTACAGCACAGCTTACTGCTCCAGCAACGAAGACTACCGTTGATTTTGATGCTGGCCGAATTCAGGACGATGAAAACCCAGCAGACACTATAGATATTACATCTGATGATTACTCTGAATTTGAATGGTGCATACTGGCGAAAGATGCATCTCGACTTGTCCAGTATGACTTTAGAGTTACCAAGGCAGGGACTGTTCTTGATACTTATACTGTAACGCCAAAGTTGACGATTATCGTAGTAGGAGGACCAGCAGCAGGTTTAAGAACTTTAGCTCTCACAGGGGTTGGAATATAAATATAAAAGGAGTTAACGTGTGGCTGAACAAGGAACAGATAGCTCAGTCCAAATACAGCCAGAGTCAACTGGCCCGAAGATTGATACTGTTAAGTACACTATCAATTCTGCGGTGGTTGAACGGCAGCGTGTCGAGGTTCTTCAAGGACCTGCGCTCAATACTTATGGAGAGAATCTTGCGGTTATCTCAACAACGACAGTCACACTCGTTACTTATGCAGCACCAGCAGATTGGCAGTTCCTAGGTATTATCGCAGGTGGTGAGGCTGACGCACTATTCACTGTGAAGTTTGGAGTAACAGTTGCTTATAGATCACGGACAAACATTGCACATCGATCTGGTGATATTCGGCTCGATGCTCCTGATCCTGCTGCAGGTGGTGTCACCGTTACCATAGAGGTAACGAATAATGGATTATCGACAGGTATTTTTGAGGCGACACTTCTAGGACAGCGGGCAGAAAGGGTAGCATAGGTAAATTAAGATGGCTGATAAAAACTTTAATTATACAATCGAGATCGAACGTCTTAACATAGACATCATGAACCTAGAGGTCAATCTTCGGAAGGCTGATTTCAGGAAGATGCAGATTGAACAAGAGCTCTCAAATCTCGATGAGAGTAAGGATTCGGTTAGAGAGTTGATTAAAAGTAATAAGGTGAAAATTGGGGAGATGGAGAAACTCATCGCAGCACCAGTCGAGGAGGTCAAAGAATAAAATGAATAGTAGATGTATTAATTGTAAAATGTATCTTGCTGTCGATAACAACTCTGGTCAGTGTCGATTGAACCCACCAGTATTTGCTATCATGGCTGACAATGCTAGGAAATGGCTTTTTCCTGGTGTAGCTGTTGATCATTGGTGTGGTCAATATGTAGGTAAAGAGAAAGTAGAAGAAATCGCGTCAACTCCCGCAGTTGCGCCGCAAGTCGAGGAACAACGAGAAATCCAAACGTTGGATACATCTCCTAAACCTCAATCCGAGCCAAAAACGGAGGGATAAAACAGCATGGCTGATAATTATACTTCACAACCAGTCAAAACAACTGCGGCAGGTGATGTCTCTGTAGACATAAATACCGGCCCAACGGGTGCATCAGCCCTGCAAGGACAAGGAACTGTTGCGGATGGTGTTGCCCCTAACGCTAATCCCAATCTAATTGGTGGATTTGATGGCACTCTCACCCAGACCATCAAGACTGATGCTGCAGGTGAATTGCAGGTTGATGTTTTAACGCTTCCAGCGGCCCCCGCTAATGATGGGGTGGATATTGGTGATGTTGACGTTACCAGTGTTATTCCTGGGGTGGGTGCAACAAATCTTGGGAAGGCACAAGATACTGCTGTAGGTGCAACTGACACCGGCGTTGCAATGCTTGCTGTTAGGGATGATGCATTGAGTGCCATCACTCCAGCAGCAGACGATTACGCGGTACTTCGTGTCGATGCTAACGGTGCTTTGTGGACACGGGATGACATTCTTGATGCCGTTGTTGCAGGTAGTGAGCTTCAAGTTGATGTCATCACATTACCCGCCGCCCCAGCAAATGATGGTGTAGACATTGGTGATGTGGATGTCACGAGTGTAATCCCTGGTACAGGCGCAACCAACTTAGGAAAAGCAGTATCTTCAGCATCAGGTGCAACAGATACTGGAGTAGCTACTTTAGCTGTTCGAGACGACGCACTAAGTGCACTTGGTGAGC